ATACTCCTATCAAATCGTCGTTCGTAACAATCTCAAACCATTGGGCGTCCGCGCCAACATCCGCCCACGTTACTGTGCCCGTCACTTCACCAAACTCTAGCATTTGGTAACTAAATCGCGGGTCTGATAATGACAGTGTGAGGACGTGTTGACCGTTGTTATACGAGTCCGTCCAGCCTTCCACTATGCCGTTGAACTCCGCGTATGGCCCGGTTGCGGGCATTCCCGTAACAATTACGAGCGCACCGGACACGAGCTTCAACACTTTATCTAGGTCGGTTTCGGACAATTCGTGGGCAAGGACGCTGACCTGTCCAAGGTTCCACAGTGGGTTGGCTTGCGCCGTAATGATCCCGGACGCCCGGGTAGTGGCATCGGTCGAGGTTTTGATCTCGGTCTCAAGCCGGTATTCGCGACGCCCGTAAGCCGTTATCGAGGCCGAATCTGTTTGATTGACTTCATTTGTCGCCCCGTGACCGCCACCGCCGCCGGAATGATAAACAACGGTGACGTCATTTATGAGCGAGCCTAGACTTTTCGACCATACCGGGCTGAATACGACTCCGTCGACGTCGAGGGTGAACCCGGCTATGGTCAGTGGGAAGGATTCCCAAGTACCACCGGTGGCCGCCCACGTGCCGGCTTGATTTGACCATGTGCCGGCGAAAGTTGTAATACCACGGTTGCCGTAGTCCTCGAACACGATACGCCCTTGCGGGTCGTCGTAATATGTTGCGCCTGACCATTGGGCAAGACTAGCGAGACCGTCGAGGGCCGTGGAGGGTTCCGCGTTGCCAGCGGACAGTGAATGCAAGGTGATATCCGGGTCACCGCCGTTCAGATAATCCAAGCCGCTAGCCGTAAGGATTTCTTCGGCCCTTTGCCGGACAGTTTCCTGCGACCATCCGGACGCGCCCACTTCAACATATCCAAGGTCTGCGAGGTAGCCCATGCCCGTAATCGTCGTGATTGCCTGGGGTGGTTCCGTCGCTATGAAAGACACGTCAAGATCACTAATCTTGCCCGTGAACCGTGGCAGATTATGAGACGTAATAACGATTTCGTCCGTCAATTCAAGCTGTGGGCCTGCCGCTCCACGTAACACGATTTGACACGTTGACGCGGTAGGGGACGCCATAACGTCGGCTCGCCCGTGACTTATCGATACTTGGAAGTCGAAGTTATCGACGTCGACGGGTGACCCGGCGAGGCTTATCGTAATGTTCTCGCTCATGCGAGCACCGGACTGACCTGTGTCCCTGACCGGGCATCGGACTGTCTAATAATGTTCCCAATAGCCAGGGCGACTTGCTGCTGTGTGACTGCCGCTTCCCTCGCTTCGGCTTTCGCTATCGCACTAGCGCGAGCCGCTGACCCTGCCGCTTCAACGTTCGCTAACGCTTCGGCGATGTCTTTCGCGAGTTGCGACTTGAACGCTGACCCGACCGGCTTCGCCATGCGCTTACCCAGTTTCGTGAGCCGCTTACCCTCTTTGGCGAGTTGTGTGGCTAGCCCGTCAATGGCTGCCGCACCCGACTCAATACCAGCGGACACGAACTCGGGTACAAGACCCATAGCAAGACCTTTAGTGGTTTCCTGAACGGTCATCCACTTGTCATTGAGTGTAACTACTAGCCCATCGTCGATCATTTGCTTTGCCAGTGCCGCGCCCGTCACGGGCCCTAGGGACGCTATTTGGTCGATGAGGGACTGGTCTGCGCCTTGAGCCTTGATCGCGTTGAGGACTTCACCAAAATAGTTAGCCTGGTCGATTTGCTTCTGGAAGCCTTCGAGCAAGCTCACGCCTGTCGCTTTGCCGGCTTCATTTAATTGGCCCTCGAACGCTGCCCCTAGGTCGAGGCCGGCAGTGAGTTTGTCTTGCATAGATCCCAGGATGCCTAGGTTTTCGTTGAGTTTCTCCATGCGCGTGTTAAGTTTGTCTGCCGTGTTGGAATATGAGTCGGCTACTTGCGCGTTGAGGTCGATTAGTTTTTGTTGTTTCTTACTGACTTTCTCCACCGTCGTGCCGTAGTTTTGTGTCGCCGTTGTCAGTGTTGTTGTCTCGGTGGTTGTTGTAGTTATTACTCCCGGGGCGTGACCTAAAATCTTGGTTAATCGTGCTATATAATCCGCTTGTTTTAACGCTGCTATGCCTGAATCGTAAGCGGAATCCGCAAGGCTATTTGTGACTACGGCCATGTCTACTAGTGGGCCTACGGCGTAGGCTGCCGCGTTTCCTAGGCTTTCCATGGCGGGTGACGCCCGGTAAGCCGAATCGGTTGTATTACCGATGGTCCCGTCAAGGGCGTCGAATACAACACTAAGTGGGTTGAGCATCTTAGTGAGGAACCCGTACGCGTCACCGAGTAGTCCGGTCTTAGTGGTGAGCGTCTCCTCAAGGTCTGAGAGGAAAGTGAACCCGTCGTAAAGTTTTGCCACGAGTGCTACGAGATCCGCGACCGCTTCTCCTGCGTCCTCTAGGGCCGGTTCGAGTTCTTCCATGGATTTAACTAGGTCGCCAGTACCCTCGGTCGCGTCTTTAACACCTGTTAGGAGGCCTTTACCGAATGCTTCGGCAAGGTTATCCGTGCCCGTTTTCAGTACCCTGATGCGACCTTCGAGAGTGTCGGCACTTGCTGCGGCTTGACCGGCGAACGTGTCCGAGAGCACCCGGGTGATTTCGTCCATGTCCCCGGTTCGGATTGTGGCCGCGTCGATACCCGCTCCGAGCCGTGAAAGTCCAGCGATGTTGCCCTCGTACGCTTTACCGAGCGCGTCGGTGACGGCTTCGAGGCTTTTCCCTGATCCTGTCGAAACGTCCAAAGATAGTGAGAGGGCATCTTGTGCTTTTTCCGTGTCTCCCAGTGCGCGTACGAGACGGTCATAAGCGGGGCGTAGTTCGGTGTCGGCCACGCCTAGGGAACGCTCAAGCTGGTAAATATAGGCTTCGACTTTTGTCGTGTCGTGGGCTAGGCCTAGGTTCTCCATTGTGGTTGCGAGTTTGCGTACGGCGGCTTCGTCGTCCATCGCGGCTTTGACACCGTCGACGGCCATTTTCGTTGCGAGTGCGCCTAGTGCTAGCCCGGCTCCAATTAAGGCGGGGCCGAGCATGTTCTTCAGTGAGTTGCTGAACCCTTTAAGCCCGCCTTGTGCTTGCGCCATGCCGGTGTTGAACTTTTTGAGATCCGCCGCTAGGTAGACGGTTAAGGTTTTGCCGACTGCCATTACATCACCGGCCATTTCCGTACAAGACGGTCGACGGCTTGGCCCCACTCTTCAAGGGCTGGCTTCTGATAGGTGCGGGCTTTCGCTATCCAGTTAGTCTGCTCGAACGGTGCGTATGACTGTCGAGCGTTCCCGGTGTCGGTCGGGTAGCGGAGCATATTCGAGGACGCGCCACCGGACGTCACTTTCTTTTGCTTACCTATGGAGACTTTTGGGAGCCTGTCGAGACCTGAGCGAATGTCTGCGGCTAAGAGGTCGCCCCAGTCGCCACCGACTGATCGGGCCGCGTTTTGGAACGCTGGCACCATGTGCCGGTCGGCAATTACTCGGGATGACTGCCGTAGTTCTTTGGCGGCTTCCTTACCGAGTTGCCTCAAGTCACGCAATAGAGGGTTTAGGCCTTCGATGTAAGCGTCGAACTGCTTAACCTGTGCCACTTTCTAACTCCTCAATTATTGTCACGACCTCGCGGCCCGTGAGTTTCTTCACTTCGCTTAGCGTCCAACCTGTGCGTAATGCGAGCCGGACAAGTAGCCTGCCGTGGCTCCCCTCTACAAAGGGTCTGCGTCATCCTTCACGAGTTCTACTTTGACGCGGTTTTTCCGCGCCCAACTTTTAACGGTTTTTAAGTCCCCAGGCTCTTTGCCCTCGAGGTAGTAGTACGCGATGGTAAGTCGCATACCCTGCTCGCTCGCTGGCCGGTTGCCTTGCAGATCCTCGTACATCATAAAGTCGACCGGTAACGTGTCGACCTCTAATGTCTCGTGGTTGTCTGACTCGATTTTTAGTTGTGGATACATGGCGTTCCCCTTTGCTCGTTGATTATGCGAATGTGACTGTTCCGGTGAATGACGCTGACACCGTTGCGACGTTGTCCGCTGGGAAGGTCAGGTCGCACGACTCGATCGACATCGCTGCACCTGTCCACGCTCCCACGGCTGAATCCACACCAACGGCCACTGCGGTTCCGGCAGCGATTGCGGTTTGCAGTGCTGCATACATTCCAGCGTTCTCGTCGTAGAGAAACTCTAGGCTCATGGTGCTATTAAGGTCGACTTGATCAAACGCAACGTCGCCGAGGGTTTTGGTGCGAATGATTGTCGGGGTTGTGTTGATTGTGCCTGAGGTTATTTGATCTTCGTATTGTGTCGCGCCAATGTCCACGGTGAACGCTGCGCCGGCTACTCCTACTGCTGCCATTTTTTTACTCCTTCATTCTGATTGATACGTTGATTTCGGTGCTCATTACTGTGCCTTGACCGCCTAGGCTTAGCAGCTGTGGCGCGTTCACTGCGTCCACCACGAACGTGCTCGGGATCTCCACTAGGAGAGTGTCGAGCGCGTCCTCGGTGGTCTTTGTGGCTGACTCATTGTTCCTGGGGTTGACGTTGACTAGGACGCGCCACCGCACTTCATAGTTAAGTGTTGATCCGATACGGTTTGGCCGGATCCACGGTGAGTCCGGGACGATCACTACTGACGGTGTCGCTGGCACGGCTGGGACTGTGTCGTAAATCCTGTAACCGTTCCCAGTTAATGCCGTCACGAGTAGTTCCCGGGACTCTGTGGTGAGTGCCATTAGCCGACGACGCCTTTCATATCGAGATATGGGGCGAGCACGG